ATATCTACAAAGATTTTCAAATAAATCCAAAAATAAAATTTGGTGGTAAAGGAGAATGTTTATCGATCAATATACCCAAAGAATCAATAATACATATATTTTACGATGAATGGATAAATAATAAAGATATAGTATTATCCAGATATAACATTAAAAATAATTTAAATTGTATTAAAATTCCTGCTCGAAAGTGTGATATAAGAAAAATATCATCAAGAGAAGCAAACGAATTTTTAAAAAAGACACATATCCAAGGTTCATCAAATTCTTCTATTTGTTTGGGTCTTTATGAATCTAATAATCTTGTTTCTATTATGACATTTGGTCGACCTCGTTTTTCAAAAAAAGCGGAATGGGAATTAATTCGTTTTTCTTCTGAATTAAATACCATAATTCAAGGTGGAGCATCTAAATTATTTAAAAATTTTATAAAGGATTATAATCCTCAAAGTATATTATCTTATTCTGATAAACGATGGAATAATGGTAAAATTTATAGTATATTAGGATTTAATTATTCACACTCTTCTTCTCCAAATTATTGGTATATTAAAGATGAATTAATAATACCACGAATTCAAGCACAAAAACATAAATTAGGAAAATTATTAAACAATTTTAATCCAAAAATTAGTGAATACCAAAATATGATAAATAATGGATTTAATAGATTTTTTGATAAAGGAAACGATGTGTTTATTTGGAATTCATAAATACTAATAGAAACTGTTATAGTTTCTAATTTAAATATAAGGAGAACTGTTATGGTTCAAGAATTTGAAGTTGGTAAAATTAAAACACATGATAAATTAAAACATATGTTTGATAGAGATGTTCGTTATGCTAAATGGGGTGGAGATGTTAAAATCATCGAACATTCATTTTCAGCCGAAAAAGGTGAAAGAGTTAAAATTGAATTATACACCGAAACTAATTGTTATTCAATTACTGCAATAACTGGTCCAAATAGAAGAACGTATTTGGGGTGTGGAGCATCTACAAGAAAACCCAGATCAGGAGAAGATTGGACTAGAAGAAATGATTTACCTGATGGTCCTTTTAATGAAAAAACTTGGCGAAATATTTTAGGAGCTATTGTTGGTTACGAGTTAGTTAAAATTCAAAATCAAGAAAATAAAGGTTAAAATTAAAGGGAGTATTTATGGCAAATGCAACTTATTCAGAAATTGGCGCATATAACAAACAACCAGAAAATATAAACTTTTTACACAATGTAAAGTTTAAATTTAATTTACGGAAATTACCTCATTGTAATTATTTCTGTAAAGCTGTAAAGTTGCCTGCTATTGGTTTGGGTGTTGCTATGCAAAATACTCCTTTTCAAGCATTACCTGTTCCTGGTATTAATATTTCATATGATGAATTGGAAATTAGATTTTTGGTTGATGAAGATATGAGGAACTATTTTGAGATTGTTAGTTGGTTAAATGGATTAGGATTTCCAAAAGACTTTACACAATACGCAACATTAAAAAATGAAAATACAGATTTAAACCAAAAGTTTGGTGGTCTATGGTCTGATGCTATTATTCATGTTCTTACTAATGCATCTAATCCAAATATAAATATTATTTTTAGAGATGCTTTTCCAATTTATATTAGTCCTATAGAATTTTTCTCTGATGACCAAGAAGCAACACCAATTGAAGCTATTGCACAATTTCGATATGCATATTATGACCATGAATATGTAACTTAGGAATTTAAATGTTAACCTTTAAACAATTTATAAAAGAAAACGAAGAATATGTTGATCCTGAACATATAAAAGGTTGGATGAGTCCTGAAGGTAAAGTTCATTTATTAAATTCAGGTACAGAACATGGACATGATATTCATCCTGATATAAAACCTCAATATAAAGGAAACCCTAACAATTATGAACAAGGTGTGGATTTTTCATTATCAAAAGGTTATACTAGATTTGGAAAAGATGGTCTTGATAGTAATTATGTTCATTATAATCCAAATATTCAAGGTGGTAAAAAATCTGCTTATCATGCTCTTAATTATTTAAATCCAAAACCTATCGCTCATCACGACCATATAGATGTACTAAAATCTAAAAAATTATATTCAAGAAAAGATGAACGTAAAGAAATATCAACCAATAAAAGATCTAAAGCTGCAACATTTATATTAGGTGAAATATTTGAATGTTTAATGGAAGAAAATTTTTCTGCAAATGAATTAGAACGCCTTTATGGACATGAATTTAAATCCGATACAACACCTCCACCAACATCAGTTCCTAATAAACCCACACCTGGTAAACCCGAACCAGATTTAGAAGGTCAATATCAAAAGGAACATGTTATTCGAATTGCGAAAAGATTTGGGTATGAAGAACCTTCTGAACAAAAATTTCCAACTCATGCTCATATGTTAGTTCATCCTAAATCAGGTCACAAATTAATAATTGCACATAACCTAAACAGTATTGATAAACCTGCGATTAATCGAATTCATATTGGTCATTATGATAATAAAAATAAACATCTGGCTCATATATTAGGTTCAGAATTAGTTCAGCATCTTTCAAAAACTAAATTTATGCATCAATAAATAATTATGTGATTATGAACAAACCCGAAAATATAAGATTATCTCTTGATGAAATTCATGAACAATCTGAAAAAGATTTAAGATTAGAAAAAGACCAATTGGTTGTCGAATCTCTTAAAACTCCAACACTTTTTTCAAAATACAGTAAAATGTTATCCGTTGAAAGATTAATATTAAAAAAATTAAATATAGAATTGGAAACTAAAGAAAAAGAAACTTGGGAATATTATAAAGGAAAAGCTGAACCTGAAATTTATAAAGAAAAACCATTTGGTCATAAAGTGATGAAAGCTGATATGGATAGATATATTAAAATTGATCCTGAAATAGTTAAACTTAAAGTAAAAATAGCTTTGGTGGAAGAAAAGGTTGATACGATAATAAGAATATTAAAAGAAGTTAGTAATAGACAATGGATCATAAGAAACGCAAACGAAACAAACAAGTTTGAAGCAGGACTATAAATATGATGTGTTTATACCGGATTACAATACTCGAAAACATTGTCCTTCTTGTGGTAAATATGTAATAAAAATTTATATGAAAAAATTATGGAATGAGTTGTTTTGTACGATGTGTTGGCAAGAATTTAAATCATATGTCCGATTTAACAATAACTTTTCCCGATAGTGTAAATATTCGAATAACATCTGAAGATGCAGGTATTCTTATGGAATTATCCGAATATTTTACCTTTAGTGTACCTGGAGCCAAATTTATGCCCGCTTTTCGTGCAAAAATGTGGGATGGTAAAATTAGACTGTATAATACACGTACCGGGTTAATTTATCGTGGAATCCTAAATTATGTAAAAAAGTTCGCATCCGAGAGAAGTTATACTATTGATTTTTCAACAGGTTACGAACCCGAAGAATCCAAAATTTCTACGAATTTTGCAAATAAATTTTTCACCTACTTAAACCCACATGCTAGTGAGTCTGGATCATTAAAATCTATAAAAATTAAGGATTTTCAAGTTGATGCGTTTGTCCATGCAGTAAATAATGATAGATGTTTGTTATTATCACCTACATCATCCGGAAAATCTTTGATTATATATGGATTAGTCCGATTTTATTTAAACCAAATAAAAGATAAAAAAATCTTGATTGTTGTACCAACTACTTCACTTGTAGAACAAATGTATTCTGATTTTGGAGAATATTCATTTAATGATCCAGATAAATGGTCTTCAGAAAAAAATTGTCATAGGATATATTCTGGTAAAGATAAAAACACCGATAAACATGTAGTGATTACTACTTGGCAATCTATTTATAAATTACCACCAGTTTGGTTTGATAATTTTTGTACTGTAATCGGGGATGAAGCCCACAATTTTCAGGCCAAATCTTTAATTTCAATTTTAACTAAAATGAAAAAAACTCCTTTTAGGTTTGGTACCACAGGGACAATACAAGAATCAAAAACTCATAAATTGGTACTTGAAGGTTTATTTGGAGAAGTATATAAAGTAATTACAACCAAAAAGTTAATGGATACAAAACAAATTGCACAGCTTAATATTAAATGTTTGATTTTAGAATATGAAGAAGAAATTTGTAAATTAATGAAAAAGGCGGATTATCAACAAGAATTTGAATACCTTTTAGGACATACCAGGAGAAATAAATTTATCCGAAATCTAGCTTTAAGTTTAAAAGGAAATACGTTAATATTATTTAGACTTATAGAAAAACATGGAAAAATTTTACATCAATTAATAACCGAAAAATGTGATGGTCAACGTAAAATATTTTTTGTTTATGGAAAAACGGATGTTGAAAATCGAGAAGAGGTTAGGAAAATTGTTGAATTAGAAAAAAATGCAATAATAATTGCATCTTATGGAACATATTCCCAAGGTGTTAATATCCGTAATATTAATAATATTATTTTTGCCTCTCCTAATAAAAGTCGTATTCGAAATTTACAATCTATTGGACGAGGTTTAAGAATAAGTACCACGAAACAAAAACTTGACTTGTATGATATAATAGATGATATGAGATATAAGAAGCACAAAAATCATACACTCAGACATTTTCTTTATAGAGTCCAAATCTATAATGAGGAAAAGTTTGATTATACTTTATATAAAATTAGGATGAAAACATGATAAGCAAAATAAATTGTATTAGGATTAAATATGTTTGATGCAAATAAATTTCGATCTATTCGTTTAAATAATGGAGATTTTCTTTTTGTAATTTTACCTCAAGAATCTCCAATTAATACTGATTTTGGTAAATCTTTGGTTGTAGTTCGACCAGTTAGAATAGTTATGACTGTAGATCCAACTAATAAAACTTCTCAAATTGGTATGTTTAAATTTAATCCACATTCTAATGATATAGTACATATGATTCCAATTATAAATATTTTATGTATTAATGCAATGACAATAGAATCTATAAATCTTTATGAAGCATCTTTAAAAATAATGGAGAAAGAAGAATTGGAAAGATTATCTATAAATGAAAAAGCAAAAAAGGAATTTGAAAAGTTAGTGGAAGTTCCTGAACCACCTGTAGTTGAAGTAGAACCAACTAAAAATGATGAATCAAAAAACATTGAAGATAAAACTAAAGATACTAAAAAGAAATCTAAAAAGAAAATTCCTACAAACTATGTTATGTAATATTTTCTTGGATACTCTTTGTTTATTCTTAGATACTCTTTGTTTATTCTTGGATACTCTTTGTTTATTCTTGGATCTAAACCCCACCTTCAATACCTTGGTCCCCTTAATGAATACATTAATATTATAGCAGTTGAAGAATAGTTTGTCAAGTGGTAAAATAGTGGAAAAATGTTAAATGGTTGAAAACAAAAGAAAAATAAATTTATATGATGAAAAATTTGCTTTTTTGATTTGTATGTAGTATAATGATAGATGAAGAAGATTTTAATTTTGTTATTACCAAAAATTGAACTAAAAGGATTAATATGGGAAAAAATTTGAATAAAATGATGCAACATTATATCAATCATATTGCATTAGTTGTTGATTCGAGTGGATCAATGGAAAGTATTAGTAAAGAAGTTGTTAATGTTTTTGATAGAGAGTTAGGATATTTAAAAACAAGATCTGTAGAATTAAAACAAGAAACTAGAATTTCGATTTATTTATTTGGGAGTGTGGTAAGTTGTTTAGTTTTTGATATGGATGTAATGAGAATTACTTCGTTACGTGATTATTATGTTACAGGTGGTATGACATCATTATTAGATGCAACAGGTAAAGCTATTCAAGATATGGATAAACTTCCTGAATTATATGGAGATCATGCTTTTCTTGTTTATGTTATGACAGATGGTGAGGAAAATAATAGTAAAATATTTTCTGTTTCTAGATTAAAAGATTTATTACAGAGTCTTAAAGAAAATTGGACCATAGCATGTTTAGTTCCTGATGCAAAAGGCATTTATGAAGCAAAGAAATTTGGTTTTCCTGTAGATAATATTCAAGTTTGGGATTCTACTTCGAAACTTGGTATTGAAACTGTTGGTAAGAATTTTAAGAGTTCAATGGATAATTATATGACTCTTAGAAGCCAAGGTGTTCGAGGTACAAAGAGTTTTTTTAAGACGGATTTATCTAAAGTTGGTGTGAATGATGTTAAAGCTATTTCTACCAGATTAAATAAATCTGAATATGAGATATTTTATGTAAAAAACTTTCTTGATCGGGATTCATATGCTATTCGAAATTATATTGAATATACTTTAAATATAATTTATGGAAAAGGCTCTGTTTTTTATGAATTAACAAAAGCAGAAACTATCCAAAAAAATAAAGATATTTTAATTCAAAGTGCAAATGGTGATGTTTTTTGGGATTCAGCAAGAAGTGTATTAGGATTACCTGTTGGTGAAGATGTGAGAGTTCATCCAGGAAATCATGGTAATTGGAAAATTTTTGTTCAAAGTACAAGTGTTAATAGAAAATTAGTTCCAGGAACAAATATTATTATTCTTAAATAAAGAATAGGAGTAAGTGATTTTTTTATTATGTTAATGGTTGATGGGAAAAAATAGTAAACATTATGTGGATAATGAGAAGTTGCTTACTTCTCTTATTGAATATAAAGAACAATTAAAAGTAGCGGAAAAAGAGGGTCTACCTAAACCAAGGGTTTCCGAATATATTGGAGAATGTATTTTAAAGGTGGCGGAACACTTGAGTCGTAGACCCAATTTTTTAAATTATCCATTTCGAGAGGATATGGTTGGTGATGGTATTGAAAATTGCCTCCTTTATGTGGCAAATTTTGATCCAAAGAAAAGTAAAAATCCATTTGCTTATTTTACTCAAATAGTATGGTATGCTTTTATTCGAAGAATACAAAAGGAAAAGAAACAATTATATTTAAAGTATAAAAGTATCCAAAATTCTTCCGAATTTGTAGATTACTTAAATCAAGTCGGAGATACTAAAACATATAAAAATACCTATGTTGAATTTTTAAGAAATAATATGGGTGATATTATTTCTGAATTTGAGGATAAAAAAAAATTAAAAAAGAAGAAAAAATCTTTAAATCTAGAAAATTTTTTCGATAAGGAGATTATTGACGGATGTCCAAATTCGCTATAATTTCTGATACACATATTGGTGCAAGATTGGATAGTTTAATTTTTGATGATTATTTTTTAAGGTTCTTTAGAGAAATATTTTTCCCAACATTAAAAAGATTAGGAATAACAAAGGTTTTTCATTTGGGTGATGTATTTGATAGGAGAAAATATATTAATTTTAATATATTGAATAGGTTTAGGAGAAACATTCTTCATCCTTTGGAAGATATGGGTATTGAAATAGTTGCAATAAGTGGTAATCATGATATTTTTTTTAGAAATACTAATGAAGTAAATGCTTTACAAGAAATATTGGGTGGTTGGGATAATATAAAAATTTATATTGAACCAACTGAAATTGTTGTTGATGGAATAAATATATTATTAGTACCTTGGATTACACAAAATAATTTGGAGAAAATATCAAGTTATTTAGATAACACAAAATCATCTATTATTATGGGTCATTTTGAGGTTAATGGTTTTCAAATGTTTCGAGATGTGGAGTGTATTGAGGGATTAGATCGTTCTATTTTTGATCGATTTGATATGGTTTTAACAGGACATTTTCATCATAAAAATTCTATTGATAATATACATTATGTTGGATCTCCATATGAAATGACATTTTCTGATATGAATGATCCAAAAGGTTTTCATATTTTTGATTCTGAAACTTTAGAGTTGGAGTTTATTGAAAATCCATTTAGAATGTTCCATAAAATTTATTATGATGATAGAGGAAAAAAATCTGAAGAAATATTAAATTCTATAGACTCACAACAATATGTAAATACTTATTTGAAGGTTATTGTAAATTATAAAACTAATCCAATTATATTTGATAAATTTATAGATATGTTATATCGTATCCAACCTGCACAGGTTAATATTGTTGAAGATTTTAATTATGATTTTGACTCTTCCGAAACATCAGAAGTTGAGGATACATTAAGTATTTTGAATGTTTATGTTGATTCTATGGATGTATTTGATAAACAAAAAGTTAAAGATATATTAAGAGGTCTCTATATTGAGGCTTCAAATATAGGATAATATAAATGTTAATGTTTAGAGTTCTTCGTTGGAAAAATTTTTTATCAACAGGAGATCAATTTATAGAAATTAAACTTAATGAGCATCACGCTACATTAATTTTAGGTGAGAATGGTTCTGGAAAAAGTACAATTGAGGATGCTTTAAGTTTTGTTTTATTTAGTAAACCATTTAGAAATATTAATAAACCTCAATTAATAAATTCTTTAAATCAAAATGAATGTTTGGTTGAGATTGAATTTTCTATTGGTAAAAATGAATATTTTATTCGAAGAGGACAAAAACCAAGTATATTTGAAATTTATGTAAATGGAAAAATGTTGGATCAAGATTCAAGAATTAAAGATTACCAATCACATCTTGAACAAAATATTTTAAAATTAAATTATAAATCATTTTGTCAGGTTGTGGTTTTGGGTAGTTCTACTTTTGTTCCGTTTATGCAATTGAAAGCTGCTGATAGAAGGTTTATCATTGAAGATTTGTTGGATATTCAAATATTTTCTTCTATGAATAATATTTTAAAACAAAGGATGATAGATCTTAAGGATAATTTCCAAAAAATTGAAGTTCAAATAGAATTGATAAATGAAAAAATAACTTTGAGAAGAAAATATTTAGAAGAATTGAAAGAGAACGTCCAATCACAAATAAAAACCAATAAACTTAAAATTAAAGATAACCAAAAAGAAAAGAAATATAAAATTAAGGAAATTGAAGAGTTAGAAAAGGAAATAGAGAATTTATCTAAAAAAATTGAAGAAGAGGATATAGTAAGAAATAGGATAAGAAAATTACAATCTATTGAAGAACAATTAAATTCTACAAATAAAAAGATAGAAAAGGATATTTTATTTTATGGGGATACAGAAACATGTCCTACATGTAAACAAAATATAAATGAAGCTTTTAAACAAAAAGTTCTTAAAACTAAAATTTCCAAACAAAAAGAAATAGTAAATGGTTTAAAAAAGATTGAGTTGGATTTATCTGAAAATAATAAAAAGTTAATAAAGATTTTGGATATTATTGGGAATATACGAGCTAAACAGAGAGACTTATCTAAATTAAATTCTACTATCCATGCAATAGATTCTTTTATTGAAAAAATTCAAGAAGAATTGACCGATTTACAAAGTAAAAAGGAACCTTCAAAAGAAGATAAATGTGAGTTGGAAATTTTGGAGAAAGAACGACTTGAGTGTTTAAAGAATAGAGAGACACTTATAGGAGAGAAATATAACTATGGTGTTGTTGCTTTAATGTTAAAGG